AGTAAAAAAAAGAGTTATTGAAAAACCTGATATTGATTTAGATGAACTTCACGCAGCTTCTTTAGAATATAATCTTAATGTAAAAAACCCTGAAAGAATTGAAGTTAAAAGTGGGTTTATAGAAGCTATAGACGGTGCTACAGGGTTTATGTTGATAAAAAGACAAGTATTTGAAAAAATGGCTCAATCTTACCCTGAACTTAAATTTAAATCTGATCAGCATCTTAATCAACCTCATGATACTCAATTTAATTATCATGACAATTCTGATTGGAACTATGCTTTTTTTGATACAATGATTGAACCAGAAACAAAAAGATACTTATCTGAGGATTATGCTTTTTGTCGATTATGGCAAAAAATTGGGGGAAGTGTATATGCCGATGTAATAAGTGGTCTTAATCATCATGGAACATATGTCTTTAAAGGAAATGTAGGAACTCAATTCTTGCCAGAAAACAAGAAATAATTTAGTATGTCATTCCATGCAATTAACAGATTTAAAATTTCAACCGGGTGTAGATAAACAAGATTCTCCTTATGCAGCAGGAGATGATCGACGTTATATTGATTCTCAATTAGTGCGTTTTCACTACGGAAAACCAGAAAGGTGGAAAGGATGGCAATATCTTCCTAATCCTAACGAAACTATTATTGGTGTAGTAAGGGACACTCATTCGTGGATAAGTCTTAATGGCACTAGGTACTTAGCTTTAGGAACAGATAGAAAACTGTACATATATTCAGAAGGATCTGTTCATGATGCTACTCCTATTCGTGAAACTGCTTCTCTAACTAATCCTTTTGAGACAACTTCAGGAGGAGCAGGAGTAACGGTAACAGATGCTGCTCACGGAGCAATTGAAGGAGATTTTGTTACCTTTGATAATGGTAGTGCTAACAATGTTGTAGATGGTTTAGAATTTAACAATGAATTTGAAATAACTACAGTTATAGATGCCAACAGTTACACAATTACTTTTCCCTCAAATGCTACAGGAACTACGGCTGCTGGTGGTGGTTCTGTTACAGCAAATTATCAAATTAATGTTGGACCAACTGCATCTACGTATGGATATGGATGGGGCGTTGCAACATGGGGATTAAGCACATGGGGCACACCTAGATCTTCTTCTAGCGTAACTATTGCAGGAAGAAACTGGTCTTTAGATAATTTTGGAGAAGATTTAATAGCTACAGTATTAAATGGCGGGACCTATAAATGGGATACTTCCTCAGGGTTAGGTGTAAGAGCCGTGAGCCTTGGTGCAACAGCACCTGTTTCTTCTCGTTTTAATTTGGTATCGGCTGATACAAGACATTTATTTTTATTTGGAACATGCACCACAGTAACTAATAGTGCTACTCAAGATGATTTATTTTTTAGATTTGCTGATCGAGAAAGTTTAACAGTATTTGCACCTACAGCAGAAAATGAAGCAGGATCACTTCGTATTGCTGACGGTTCGCGTATCGTAGGTGCCGTAAGATCAACAGGTCAAATTTTAGTATGGACAGATACTTCATTACACGGCATTCAATTTGTTGGTACACCTTTTACTTTTGGTCAACGACAACTAGGGGCTAACTGTGGTTTAATAGCTCAACATGCGGCTATTGATGTAAACGGTCAAGCATTTTGGATGGGCGATGATGCATTTTATATGTATGATGGTGTTGTTAAAAAAATGCCATGTTCTGTACAAGATTATGTGTATGATGACATAAGTTATACTAACAAAAATGATATTGCTTGTGGTGTTAATCCTGAGTTTAATGAAATTATGTGGTATTACCCAAGTTCAAGTGCAACACAAATAGATAGATTGGTTGTTTATAACTATTTAGAGGGAACTTGGTATACTACGACGTTGGGTAGAACTACTTATCTTGGAGCTTATACTTATGAAAATCCTATTGCTACTGAATACAATGCTAGTTTAACAGCTAATGCTACTACAAGCACGGGAGTGTCCAATACACCAATTGGAGTGACGGCCGGAGCTTCTTATATTTATAATCATGAAGTAGGAAATAACCAAGCTAATGGTACTGCTATTGCAGCATCTTTAACAACAGGATCAATTGAAATTGCAGATGGAGATAACTTTATGTCGGTTAGTAAATTTGTTCCTGATTTTACAGATTTATCTAAAGAATTAACAGTTACTATGACTTTAGAAGATTATCCTCAATCGACTACATCTCAAACTACTTCAGGAAATGTCAGTAGCACAACGCAAAAAATTAATGTAAGAGGAAGAGGAAGATCCGTTAAATTAAATTTTGTAACCGATGTAGTAGATGAAACTAATTGGAGATTAGGGTCAATGAAACTACAACTTAGACCAGATGGGAGAAGATAATGAAAAAAGGGTATCACAAAACTAAAGAAGGAAAAATAGCTAAAAAAGGATTATGGTATAACATAGCCCAAAAAAGAAAAGCTGGAAAAACTATGCGTAAAAAAGGGGCAAAAGGAGCACCTACTGCAAAAGCTATTAGAAGAAGTCAAGCATAATGAAAAAAGAACATAAAAGTAAAACAGGTGGTTTAACTGCGGCGGGAAGAGCTCATTTTAAAAAAACAGAAGGAGCTAATTTAAAACCTCCTGTAGCTAAAGGAACAAATCCAAGAAGAGTTTCTTTTGCTGCACGTTTTGCAGGAATGAAAGGTCCTATGAAAGATAAAAAAGGAAGACCAACTCGCAAAGCTTTAGCACTTAGAAAATGGGGATTTCGTAATGAGGAATCAGCTAGAAATTTTGCACAAAAAAATAAGAAGAAAAAATAATGGCTAAAATAACAATAACACGATTACCAAACGCGACACCAGATTATCAACCAAGTCAATTTGATCAAATGGTACGATTACTTGAACAAATTATTTTATTTTTAAATACTTCGTATGCTCAAGACATAGAAGATAAATCGTCAGGAAGGAGTTGGTTTCTTGGCTGATACTTTTGTAAATTCTTCTCTTGATGTTATTAATACAGATTTAACTGCGGTCTATACTGTGCCTACAGCATCTCCAGGCGTAACAGGAACAGCTCCTGTTTTCCCTACTACAAGTGTTGTCAAATCTATTATAGTAGCTAGTGATTCAGCAAATACAACTTTAGTAGATATAAAATATCTAGACTCAAGTGCTACAGCTACTTTTGTTTTATTTAATCAAAAAAGTATTTCAGCAAATACAACTGTAGAACTATTAGACCAGCCCTTAGTGTTGGAAGAAAGTGATATATTATATGTTCAAGCAAACGCTGCCAATCAAGTTCATGTGACAGCAAGTGTTTTAGAAATAACAAAAGGAGATCTGTAATCGACTTACATTCTTTATTTATTACCCCTGTCTTTTCTATAAATTTAGCAGGATATGAAGATCTTGTAAAAGATATTAAATCTTTACAACAAAAAGAACCTCAAACTGTTAAGGGAAAAAGCACTAAAGGAGGATGGCACAGTCATGATTATCTTCATGAAAATGAAAGATTTAGTACATTAAAATCAGAAATTGTTAATTTGTCTCAAGAAGCAATAAATCATTTATCAGTTGAAGATTATATGATTCCATCTATGACAGGCATGTGGGCCGTGGTCAATAGTCCAGGAAGCAGTAATCGTCTTCACAATCACCCATTTAATTACCTCTCAGGCGTTTTTTATTTACAAGTACCTTCTGATAGCGGATCTTTAATTTTCCATGATCCTCGACCTCAAAATGAGGTATTAATGCCCCCTAAAAAACCAGATGAAAGTATACATGTAAGTAGTCGTGTCTCTTGGAATCCTAAACCCAATGACTTGATTTTTTTTCCATCATGGCTTAATCACGAGGTGGGTAAAAATAATTCAAATGAAGAGAGAATTGTATTAAGTTTTAACTTAGAATTAAAAAGGAGAATGAATGCCTAAAATTATAGAAGAAGCTAAACAGCTAGGAACAGTTAAATTAGATGATGGTAGAGAAATACCAAAGATGAGTTGCCGATCCGAAACTACTATTACCAATACCAAAACTGGTTATGAATATTCATCAGAAGAAGAAGTTAAAAAAGATATTGATAATAGTGAAACAGAAACTAAAGAAGAACACATACGAAGAGATGTTAAGATTTTTGCACCTAAATTAGCTGATATGATTGCACCCGTTAAAAAATCCTAAGCACTACAAGCTTCACATTCAGCATCCGCTTCATTTCCGTTTAACATTATTTTTTCACTAGAAGTATCATGACATCCACACCCTTTAAGG